TTGGGCTAGCATCTATAGGTAACTCTGAAAAGTTCAAGTGCACTTCTGTATTACCAGATTCTAGATCTAAACCTAAACCCACACCGCTTATAGTAGTAGGTTTGTTCATTATATAAGTGTCTCCTGACACAGCATTCCAATCACTCTGTACATTGACTTCAGCTCCTGCTGCTATTCCTGAGAGTTTAGAGGCATCAGCACTAGGATATGTGACCTTAGCAGTGTTAGTCACTATTGCACTTGCTTGATCTGCTGTTATCCCTGTCTTAGCCGTATTCGCTACTATAGCATTTGCTTGTCCTGCACTTATAGTAGTGGGTTTATTTAATATAAGAGCATCACCTGAAACTGCATTCCAATCACTCTGTACATTGACTTCAGCTCCTGCTGCTATTCCTGAGAGTTTAGAGGCATCAGCACTAGGGTATGTGACCTTAGCAGTATTAGCTGTTATGGCACTCGCCTGAGCTTCACTGATTGTCGTTGGTTTACCTGTTAAACTAGAATATACCCCATCAAAGTCATCACTAACATCTTTATCCCATCCGCTAAAAGCTGTTTCACTTCCACTTATATCAGCGTCTGTATAGTGGTCTAAATCTGTTATATTAGCTTCCGTATGTGTATGACTTGATTCTGAGAAACCTGTTAAAGTAGTTGTGTTACCTCCTGATATTGTGAGTTGATTAAGCACAGCATCCCAACTGACTAACTGGCCATCTGTATTATCTAGATAGTAAGTGCCTGTTTGTCCATCTAGGAAATCAGCATCTAAAGTACTACCTGTTCCGTCTGCAGCTAATACATCAGCGAAAGTGAAGTGAGTGAGATCTGTTATTTCACTTTCAATGTGTGTATGGCTTGACGGAGCAAAGGTAGCTGGTTTACCTGTTATGTTAGCCCACTCCCTTAAAGATGAAAGGCTAACAGTATTTCCTCTTAAGATAGTAAGGTCTGGAAACACAAAACTTAGTGTTTGGTTATCACTGATATTTGCTTCTATTGTGTCTAACCTTTCTTCATGACTATCGATTGAATCTCTAAATACATCTAGAGTATCAGCTATAAAACCTAGAGTGTCTAATACAGCATTTCCAGTATTTAGTTTAAAGAATCTTAGATCTAAGGTAGTCGAATCAGAATTAATAATCGTACTCAATCCGTCTGTTTGAATATCAACGCCCCAGCCTTTTTTATAATATAGTTGACCACCTGAACCGGATAACATAAAAATGGTTCCTGTAGTATCTCCACCTTGTGTAAGCATAGGCGATATGGCAACCATCTGGTTTTGAGTAACTATAGAGTCTAGTCCCACACCTGAAGTGTCAACTAACTCTGATAGTAGAGCAGGAGAAAACCTACCTCCCATATCGGCTGAATACAAAACATACCCTTGATTAGGAGCTGGCTTAATCAAATAGTAGTTCATACCTTCATTCTGTGCTGAAAGCATAAAGCAAAATAAACTGAAAAATATAATTAGTTTAATACGCATCCTGTATCATTTATTTCTAAGATAGCATCATTTTCTAAGATAAAGCCATCGGTTAATTCTACATAATTATTTGCTGAATATAAAACAGTATTTCCGTTCAGAATGTTTTGACTACTGCTTATGTAGTCACTAGCATAATATAGCTTATTCGCATTAAGCGTACCTGTTAAAACTCTAAACTCAGTACAAAAGCATAGTGGATCATCTATACCTAGTGTAACCATTAAAAAATCCGTAGACTCATCACACGTACCTCCAATCAATGTTACTTTTACATCCACATTATTTACTATCTGATCTGCATAACTATAGATAGGAAAATGAAAGCTATTTACATTACCTGGATTTGAAAAAGATTGATACATTCTAAAGTACTGTGTTTGAAAGTCGTAGTCTAAACCTGTAGCTTCTACCTTCACACTATCTGCTATTCCAGTAGTACCTACAAAAACAGGTATAATATATTGGTATTCACCTATCACACAGTCTTTAATACCTATACTGTCTACTGAGCATGGTACCTGAGCTGATAAGTTAACAGCATACAAAAACATAAAAGCTATAAATATTTTTCTCATAATCTTAAATTTACTCTTACAAATTCATATAGCAAATCAATCACAAATGTTATCCGTCTTCTATCTCCAGCACCATCTAATCCTATTGTATAGTCTCTCAAGTAAGAGCACGAAAAGCCATCTCTAATGACCTCTAATTCGTTTTCTATGTTGGTGGTAGGTAGATCAAAAGAAACGTCTATATAACTCCCAGAGGACGCCGTAAGGGTGTCTACCGAAATTATAGCGTCACCTAACCGTATTCTACCTGTAGTCTTTCTATGGTAATAAACACTAATGCTATCGTTCTCAAACTTTATAGAATCTATAGACCGGTCCAATAAAAAATGCAACGAATCAGCCATTCGTTTATAGTTCTGACTTTCAATTGAACTCTTCACAACTGGACTTATACCGTCTTTGTTTTGTGGAACTACAGCTATAAAGCCTTCTTCAAAGTTTTTACTTATTTGGCTTATACCTAATGGAGCGAAGTTATTACCTCCTTCCAATTTTGTCACTGTAACATTTAAGCTAGTAAAAGTATAACTGTGTATAGTATCAATAACATAGTTATTATATGAAGCATCAGTCAACACATAATCTACTTGCGTGTTTATAGGCAGAAAGTTATTATTGGTTTGATCAACAAACTTTATTAAATTTCCTGTATAGGTAGAATCAGCTAACAAAGTGAAACCTTGGCAATCTACCTTAGCTCTAAACTGTCCATAGGAGTTGAAAGCTAATAAAGCTAAAACTAATATAAATACAACTCTTTTCATGTTTAATACGTTATAATCATTTTAAATCCCTCTGTTCCAAAACCTGTTAGGTTTGAAGCTCTCATCTGAACAGTAGTAGATGATGTAGCTTCTTGAAATAAAGATACTTGAAATTGTGCTTTTAAATCACTAATCACTTCTCCGTTACCTGCATTTATAAATTGTATGTTTCCAAATATAGCATTGAGTTCAGACAACGTAGGACTAGCATTAGATAACACTACGTTGATTTGCATGTCTCCACTACCATCCCATATATTATCGTTACTACCTCCTCCGAACCTCCAACTTTTAATATTAGTACTATCTATGTCAAACGTCATAGTATATATGCCTAGGTTACCAGAGTATGTTGGAGCTTTGCCTGTATACTTAACAAAAGCATCTGTACCTGTAGCATTGACTATCAATTCATTCTTAATATCGATAGCATTATTAGTTATGTTGGATATAGCATCGTCTGTTTCTACTATCCTGTCTGTTAAGTTAACTATTTGTAGATCAGTAAAATCTGATGTATTAATCAGAGCCGTAGTAGTATCTATTATAGCGATCCTAGCTGTCTCATCGGCCATTATAGTATTCGTTATGGTTCCTACATCTACCTGAGTTAATCTATCGAAGTCTATACCTATTACGCCTGATGAATCAAAAAGTATAGGACTACTTACCACAGAGATTGAAGTTTCAGATCCTGTTATCCATTGGTTTCCAGTCCATCTATATAACCTACCGGTAGTGGTGTCGTATTGACCTATGTAAGAATCGTCTATAGGTGCTCCACTAGGAACTCCATCAGCATATTTTATTTTGCCATATCGTTCCCACTTAGCTCCAGTTCTATTCCATAAGTATAAAACTCTAGCTGGCATATTGACTGCTATCTCAGAGCCAAAAGACTCATCTGGTACGATACCAGGTTTAGCTGTGAAGTAATAGATACCAACGCCTTTATCAATTGAAGAATCAGTAGTTTGGCAATATACATTAGAGTAAGCAACCAAAAATAAAAGTAATATATAGTTTTTCATGTTAAACGTATTACAGCTGTGCCATAAGGAACAGCTCTTTCATGGGAAAATCCAGTATAATAGATACCATCTACAGCTATACCTCCAGCTGTAGCATCGACATCAGTATTATATGTCAATGTAGGGTTTAGTTTTCTAACAGCATTCTTAGGTAAAGCATATTGGTTACCAACCACAACTGCATAGCAGCTATCTTCTGTTAACTGAGCACTAGCTTCAGTATCATTATAAAATGACTGAGTTGCATCAAGTTGAATAACTATTCCAGACTGAGAAGTTATAGCAAAGTATTCATCTGCGACTACACCTCCAGTACCTGCTGCCGCATGGTCAGTATACCTACCTTCTATAGCTGTTGGACAAGAAGTAAGCACAGTAACTTGAGCATAGGTTAAATCTTCTAAACCTCTAGAGTTTTCAACTATAACAGAATCAGTTTTAAATTCTATAGTTAAACTAGCTATGTTTCCATTACCTTGCCAGCTTGGATCATTCATTATAAACTCATCTACTTTGTGAGTTTGGCCTTTGTAGGTTATTTCAACAAAATGATGTATTCTTATAAGCCTCATAAAATCAACTAAATACTCAGGAGTAAGCATTATAAACTTATGTAGCTTATAACTTATCTGCTGAATAGGGAAGTTTCTTCCATCTCGCTTCTGTACCTCTTCTTCGTAAGGATAAGTCGGTTGACCTACATCAGATTGAATGTATATAGTTGACTTGTATGGAGCTCTGTATCTAATCAATCCACCTTCATAGTTGATGTTATCTCCATGCCAAGCTTCTATCTTAATTAAATCATCTACTGAATCCCTCCAAGCAAATACCTCAGAGTAGTAAGTAACAGCACTTACAGTAAAATAGAAATAGTATCTACCTATTCCTAATGAAGCTGAAAGAGCTGCTGTAGCATTGTAAACAACTAAACTGTAGTTTTCAAAAGCTATAACTTGTAGCCCGCTAGCATTAATGTTAGATAGAATATCAGTTTCAGTACCATCATCTAATTTAACTACCTTGAAAACAGTTACACTGCCGCCTACAGTCACTGGAAACTGAAAAGGCAAAATGTTGTCTTTCAATACAGGAATAGGAGCTATATCTCCATACGAGTATGAAAGCCTATGATTCTGTAAAGACAGAGAATCATATATAGCTACAGGGTTATAGTTAACTCTCGGTGTCATGTCGTATAGTTGTTTTAATGTGTTTGCTACTCAAGTTAGTTTCTATCTTATCTATTTTGCCGGTACCCAACGATGTTCTTATCAACTTTATAGGATCTATGTTAGCAAGCGATGGGAATGAAACTTCCTGAATCTTATTTCTTTGGACAGTAGTCGCTGTAGTAACAGCCTCATTAACCTTAATGTTCGCGGCTGGTAAATTATACTTGTGGAACTTATCAACTAAGTATACTAGTGATAGTTGACCATTTTGCATAAGCCAATATTCTTCAGCATTTTTAACTATATTGAAAAAAGCTACTTTATTTGTAGTTATATCCACGCCCAATAAAGTAAAACCATCATTTGATATTTCACCTGATATAGCTTGCATGTAGTCTAAATCGCTAGTAAACACACCTATGTTATTCTCCTTTATGTTGCCTTTTTCCACGAATGCACTCATCACATCTATTGGATAACCATCAAAAGGCTCTGATACTTTATGTTGCCATTTGAACCTTATTTGTTCAGGCATTTCGGCTTTATCATATTCCCATTCTTCAGTACTATAACTCCATACCAATTCATTTGCTGGTTGCACTAGTGTTGTAAGGTCTGTTCCTACTGTAGCTGTTGTATAACTACCTCCATTCTCGAAATATAATGAGTGTTCAATTATTAATTTGTTGTCCTCGTTTATAATCCAATCGAGGTTATAAACATTCTTAAGCATAGTTAATACGTCACCTAACTTAATATTAGCTTTAGAAGTTGGAGTGTCATAGTTTCCAGCTAATATATTACTGTTAGGTGTTAAGGTCAGTGTAGGCTCTACTATTCCAGAAATAGGATTGACTAAACCATATAGGAACTGTGAGTGAGCTGAATTACCTAAGAACGTAGTTCCAGTTTCTAACTCCTCTAAAAGAGTATATAGAACATCACTCAGCTTATATGTAGTTCTATCTGTATATTCAACAGCTAAAGATTGTTGTTTAGCTACTAGGTCACTGTTTAAACTAAACCATATAGCGAACTCGCTCCAAGTCGATTTTAGAATTGGAGTAGCTCTACCATAAGTAACATCATCATAAGCTGGAAAATATAAATCAGGATTCTGAATGCTATTTTTGTCAAACTGACCAAAAGAGCTATTAGTTGTTTGGCTAGTGTCATTTAATGTAAAATCAGTTGTAACTAATGAAGCTACATGAGTATAACCAAATTCTGATATGTCTACTGCAGGTATAACTTGATTACCACTTGAAACATCTGTTAGTATTCTAGCATAAGCTGAAACTCTAAAAGCTCTAACTTGTTCAGTTATATCAGCTACATTAAAGAACGTTCTATTGTAGTCAGAATGTTGTGGAAAACCAAACAATCCTGTGTCCAGCCCACCACCAGTGAAAACATTTAAACCGGATGAATTTTTGCGCACATACCATATACTACGTATAACTGTATCTTGTATTATGGTATAAACTCCATCCTCTCTCACTTTAGTGACTCCATTGTATATACCTGAAATGTCTTCAGCTAGTGAAGCTTCTGAACCTGTTATGATTATCTTGTCGAAAGACTTAGTGAATAAATAATCATTAGTTAATGTAGCATCACTCTCAGTAGGTGTAACTTCTGACTCCCACACAACTCCACCTAGTATGTTTTGTATAAGCGAAGAGCCAGGTAAATATATCTGGATTAAAGGTTGCTTGGAATAACTCACTTTAGTTGTCAGTGGTCTATGCTTAAGAATGTTAATTTCCTTGTCTAAGCTATTTAATACATTCTTATACACGTCTTCTACTTGAGCTTTTACTATTACTTTTTTGGTTTTAGTGGTTTTAGTAAACTTGCAATCAGTCTTGTAGAAAAAACCTATCCAAGGATCACCTATGTTAGATCCTGAATAAATTCCTACTTCTTGTACAGATAGATCGAACTTAGTCTCAAAAGGAGCATTGTCTATGAACCAAAAACCCTCAGCTATAAATACTAAATCAGCATTAAGACTACGTCTATAGAAAACATATTCAGACTCTTTGTCATAATTAAATAGATTAGAGCTATCATACCCTCGTTGAGTAGTATAAGACTCTGAATCATATGATATTGTAATATTATACTTAGCCATGGACTCTTTGAGTTACATTGTTTCTAGTTATTACTGGTGTTCCGTCTTTCTCGTTGTAAGAACTATTCTTACTATTCTCTAGTAATTGCATTAAGTAATACTCCATTTTAGCATTATCAGATATATTATTGACTTGTACACTTATTCTTTTAGCTATAACTTGCTGTCTATCCATTACATTATGTAGCTGTAGATTATTAGCAGACTCTACAAGTTGAGGTATAATATCACCATATTTGTTAACAGCTTTTTTATTAAATATAGCTATACCTTCATCTTTCTCAGCGAATGCTGGTTTCCCCTCACTTTCAAAACCTAAGTATGTGTCCTTTCCACTTGCATGCGATCCACCTCCAAGCTTTTCATAACCACCAGTACTAAACTTCTTTTTAGATAGTTGAGCAGCTTTTAATTTAACTGCTGCAAAAGTACCAAACATAAGTGCTATTGCTGGTATAGCAAAAGGAAATCCTAGCTGATACCATATTTTAGCTGCAGCTCCTACTAGGTTTCCAGCTTCTTGCACAGCTTGAGCAGCTAGTTGTTGCTTCTGAGCCTTTTCCTGTTCTTTTAATGCTTTTTTCTGGGTATCTTTAGCTAAATCTAAATCTCTTGTAGCAGATTCTACACTATGAGCATAGCCTGCATTCCTATTAGCTATCTCATTTTTAAGAGCTGTTTCCTTAGATCTCACTTCATTAGCAGAGTTGGTTACCTCTTGATCAGCTATTTTCTTTCTAAAACTAGCTAAAGAGGTTAATTGTTTCTTCACAAAGCTAAAAGTAGTCTGTAATCCTTTGATTTCATCTTCATCTAAACCTAGCTTAAAACCAATAGCTGCAAATAGCCCTTCATCCTTTACATCATCTTCAAATGTAGAAGTTACAGCCTTTTTTAATTCATCTGCTCTAGCTTCATTCTTAGCTAGGAATGATTCAGGTATGCTTTTAGCTAATTCTTCTTCTAAAGGTGATTGTACTGAAAACTTTAAACCTTTTCTTATTTGCTCTTCGAGTATATCGAAACCATCTTTAATCTTATCATTTTCAGCAAATAACAATTCATCTAACTTACGAGCTAAGGTTATATCAGCCACTTGCACTGTTGGAGAGAAGTCCACTTTGACATCCATCTTGAAGTCTCTGTTGAACTCAGCTAGTTTAGCTTTCATGTCATCTATCTTGCGTATTGTCTTGTCGTACTCCAATCTGGCTTCTGCTGCTTTACCTCCAAGGATAGCTTGACCTTCAGCTGCTAGGTCTTTCATTTTAGTTATCTGCTTTTCAGCAGCTTCTAATTGCTTATCAGTCTTTCCTTTATCGTCGTCATCGTCATCGTCATCGTCATCAGTTATAGTACTAATTGGTATTATATTTTTTGGATCTGCTAAGATACCTAAAGCAGCTATTTCTTCCTCTATCTGATTTTTCCTCTCTTGGAAATTCTTTGCTCTTTGTATTTGTAGCCTGTTTTCTAATAAGAATATATTGCCTCCACTTTTTATTGCAGCTGTTGCATAGTCTAGAAGAGAAGTTTCTGATTCCTCCCATAGTTTGTCTGTGTCTAAAAGTTCCTGCTCCAGTTGAATTATACGATTAATAGCAGCTTGAGCCTTAGCAGCCACTAGGATAGAAGCACTATAACTTTTTAAAGCATCATCAATATCAGTTATCTTGCTTTTTTCTGTGTCTAAAGCACCAAAATAATCTTTATTTATCTTCTTTAGCTCTTTGAGAGCTTTTACTTTATCTTCTCTTTCAGCATTCTCATCCTTAAGAACTTCTACTAGAGCTTCAGTCTTTAGCTTAGCGGCCACTATACTCTGCTCAGCTTGTACAGAGATATTTTTTAAACTTTCTTTTGTTTTATCTACTCTTTCTTCAAATAAGACTAAACCAGATATAATAGTCGCTAATACTGTTGCCACTAAGGCATAAGGATTATTTTTTAAAACTAGGTTGAATGCAGCTTGAGCTCTTGCAGCTGCTCCTGTAGCTGCAGCTAATAAACCTTTACTTGCTATATCAGCTATAGTCGCTCCTATAGATAACCTCTGTGCTACATTAGTGATTAATAAAGCTGCGTGCCATGATACAAAAGCTGAAGCAACTAAAGCTACTCCTTTAGTAAGATTAACAATAGTGCTGAAATTACTCCTGATAAAAACTAAACCTTCTCTAAGTGAATCAAATACTCTCTTTATTGCATCGCTACCTTCTAGAAATTCTACAAACAATACCCATTCTCTATTCAATCTGTTTTGTGCTGCTGTTAAGGTATCTACTGTTTTAACGTCTGTTATATTATATGCTTTTTCAAGTTCTCTAGCGAATGCAGGTAAAGTTTCTGCACTTATAACCTCTCCTTTCTTAAGCATGTCTGATAAGGTCATTACACTCACTCCCATACTCTTAGCAAATATATCCAAAGCACCTGGCATTCTTTCACCTAATTGTAGTCTTAATTCCTCTGAACTAATCTTACCTTTGGAAATCATCTGCTCTAAGGCTAAGAACACACCTTTGTTTTCTGAAGTTGATAAACCTAATACAGCTGATGCCTTAGCGAAACTAGTAAATATCTTATCTGATTCTTCTATTGTTAAGTTAGTGGATTTTATAGCAGCTCTATACTTTAAATAGGCTTTAGACGTAGATATATAATCTAAACCTAAATCAGTTGTAATGTCCTTTATGAATTGCTGAGATCTTACAAGCTCAGCACTAGTATCGATAACTTGATTATAAGCAAAATTTAATGAATCTATACTTTTAGTGTTTCTAAACACGCTATTAGCGAGTCTCATCACCGTAGTTATAGATAGATAAGTTAACACTAAATTCTTAAGTGATCCCCAAAGCCTAGAAGCAGATGTATTCTGTTCTATCATACTAAGCCTATTACGACCAAACTGATCATCCAGTCGTCTCAATTCATTCTTCATTCTTTGAGTGACGTGGATTAATCTCTGGCCTTCAGCTGTATTGTCTCTAGTACCTTGGCTAAGAGCTTTAAGCCTTTGTATATTACTGTCGTATGTAGCTTTTAATCTATTATAACTAGTAGCTGTTGAATTAACTATAGTAGCTTGTAATTTGTTGTGTCTATTTAGTTTCTTTATCTCTTCATTAACTCTAGCCACATCTACAGCATTATTGCTTAAAGCTCTGTTGTACTTAACTGTTAATTTTTCTAATCTACTAGTTTCAGCTGCAGCTTCTTTTAAAGCTCTTCTACCTTCATCAGTCTTAAGATTAACGCCATTGAGAGCTAATTCTAATGCCTTAGCTTTATTGGTTATGCCATCAGACATAGTTGCATACACAGTTTGTATCTCTTTGAGCGTTTTTAACAGCTCTTTGAGTTTACCGTCATCTTTGTAAAGCTGGCTATTAGTTACTGGATTACTCATTTTTTATTCATTAACTGTTCTACTCTGCTATAAAACTGAAAAACATTAAGATCGTTCGTATTTACGTTAAATTCCTTATCCACTTTAGTACTTAGGTTCTCAAAACTCTTCTTGTTTTTAACCTCTATTCCCGTAGTCCCAGCATATATTTTAGGTTTAACTATATTCAATAAACCTAGTTCTATTTTTTCTAACATGTCATCTACCTCTTGTCCTGCTACTTTCTTAAGCCTATAGATAACATTGTTTTTTAGTGCGTTCCAGTATCTAGTCTCGTTTGTCCCTTTGGAAAGTTTTGGGAAACATATTTCTAGCTCCTGATAAAGTTTTTTTTTAGCTTCAAGCATAAGATTCGTTATAAAGCTGTGATTAGCTATATCCATCTTATCTAATGTTTGCTTTATACCCTCTTCAGTTAAATCTGTAATTAATTTTCCATCTAGTTTGTGTAATAGGCACACGAAAGAAAATAGCTTAGGATTTATACCTTGAACTATAAAAGTTAAACACTGCTCGTAGTTATTCAACTGCACTAAGGCTTCTTCAGTTTGACCAGCTTGTATAAACTTACGTATCATTGCTGAATGTCTAGTTACAGCTTCTTGATCAGAACCTATACCAGCATCAAGTGCTAGGTTCAAATTGAGTGCTTGAAATCTTCTTATTGGTAGATCATCAATGCTATCGTACATGACTAGCGTATGACCTTTGTGCTTTACTTCTTTCATAGTTCACATGCTTTTTTAAATTCTTTCCAAGGCCTTTTATCTAGTAGTTTCCAAGTACCTAAGACTTTGTGTTTTGGGCATTTTTTGCCTGTTATATCATAATGTCGGACTAAAGGAACATTACCATTAATGCTTTTAAGGTATCGAATTAATTTTACTGTTCTCCTTAAAGTTCCTTTGAAATCACCATCCTCGTTTACACACATTTCAATCCCTATAGTATAGAAATTTGGGGTTAATCTTTTTTCATCCAAAAGGGAATAACCAAATTTAGTGTACCCATATTTTTTCACGTCCTTTTTTAAAATTCGGTGGTTTCTATCTCCACAATGATAGGCCACTTCATTAAGCGGTAAACATTGTATTACTTCTTTTTCATCTACAATAAAGTGCGCACTGGCTTTCCTTTGTGTGCTATTGAAATAGTCCCTGTTTGCTTTTGCATTTGCGCCATTGTTTAGGTTCGCTGTCCAATGTAATACTATAGCCTTTACTTCTCTTATTCTATAGAATTTAGGATTCTTGAGAGCAGGCCGGTTGTGGTTAGTTAAGAGATCTTGCCTAATGTTTTTTTTTCCTCAATTCTCTTTAGTTTCTTTTCTAGTTCAAAGGATTTTTTTTCCTCAATTCTCTTTAGTTTCTTTTCTAGTTCAAAGGATTTTAGGCGTTCCTTTAAAAGAACATCGAGTTTAACAAATCCTAGTCTAAGTAATAACTGTTCTAACATGTCGTGTTTAATTTAATGGTTCCAGATAATTTCAATCCGCCATAAGGGCGCATCAAGTACTTTCTATTAACTTGATCAGCTTCAAAATTTAGATAGACATTTTTGTTATCAACGTAACTAAACTTAATATCCAATGTGCATGTTTTGAAAGCTGCTTTTAATAATACAGTTAAAATATCTTTCTTGACATTCTCTACAGATCTTACAAGGTGATCTACATATACCTTTCTGTAGTCCCACCAAAAAATGATGGAGAACTCAGATTTCATATTACCTATAGTTCCTAATCTAGGATTTATCTCTTGTACATCTTCTAGTAAAAAGAAAACGTGGTTATCAAGATGCTCATCTGGCATCATACTGAGGTATTCTGTTGGCTTCTTAGGGTCCCCGACGTAAACTGCAGGGAAATATATGGTTTTCCCATAGACCTTCCCTAGATCATCCAATTCGGGTATGTATTCAGCTCTTCCATAGTTATTAGTTAACCATGTTAAATCAGTTGAAAGCTTATCACCGATCTCAGCAAAAGCTTTATCGAAATAAACGGCATCTGCTAATATAGGTTTCGCTGGATTATACATTTATAGCTTCTTTGAATTTTGAATTTAGTCTATCTGCTATTTTATCTTTTATTATCTTAAGGTTTTGATCGTTCAAACCTAAAACATCTTCACCGTATTTAGCTAATAGTTTTTCTGTTTTTTCATCTGTGGCGATTAACTCGAATCGCTTACGAGTCACTTCAGTTTTTATAGAACTATGAAAATCACCTGTTTTAAATAAGGTGACGTATGACGGTTGACTTAATTTTCTTTTGGTTTTTAAGTAGCTGTCTGCATATTCAGGTAGTATAGGACCTCCTTTACTCGTCTCTCCTCTAAGCATTTGTTGCCTATTCATTTCAGCTATATCGTCTTTAAGCTCATTCAATACTTCTTCAATGATCTTAGACCTATTGATTATGTATGAACCTAAACCTTTTATCTTATTTAGAAAACTCATATTGTCTTGTATCTAACACCTGATCGACCACAAGGTAAACACACACTATCTATTCCAGTTACATCAAACTGTATGGCTTTAATAGCTAAGTCTAAATCGTGTACTAAACCATAAGGCTTCTTATCAGATTCGCCATATAAGGCTAATTGCATCTTCTGCCAGTTGATATTAGCTTCATTTCTGTTAACTCTACTTTCAGGGTTAGATTGAAGTAGATTTAACATGTCTATACCAACCTGCAGTTGTACAGCTCTAGCAAATAATCCTTTAGTATCAGCAATAAAACTAGTATAGTCACATCTAACGTCGAACTTAAGATTTATTCCGTAGTTGTCATCATGAGAATATACAGTATTCTCTAAGTCACCTAAAGCAGCATTTGAATTAAGTGTCGTTATTCCATGTATGCTAAAGTATCGGTTGCTGTTAAAAGCATGTGTTCCATTACCTCCAAGCGTATGATCCTCAGCTCCATTGATTGAAGAACCAGCTATAACATTGTGATCATACTGTAAGTAGTAAGAATAACCTGAATCTAATTCCCAAGGAGTAGTTATAGTAATCCACTTTTCAGATCCAGCTGTATCGTAGTTAACATTCTCAGTATATATAGGAGCACTAGTCCCAGACCTAAATAGCTTTATATCTAAACTAGGCTGAGCATCTGTAAACAATAAACCTAATTGGGTTATTGTGAATTTAATCCCTGTTCGTCTCTTAGGCACTATCTCATAGCCTACTCGCTTATCTGATGAAGCAGTTAAATTTGTGAGATTGCCTGACAATTCAAATAGTTTCTTTCTGGATAAGAGGTTTTTTGCTGTCTTCTTAACTATCTTCTGGCCTAACCACTTGTGTAGTAGGTTAATAATACTTTGATCTGTCTTTTGAGTTAAGAAGTCATTTATAGTTTCTGTAGCTCCAACTATAGAGGCATAATCAGGAGCTACAGAGGCTATATTAGCATAAGTCAACAGTGGGTGAATGTCTGAATAGTATAATCCTGATGTGCTAGTTAACAGTGCAGCATCTATCTGAACGTCATCAGTACTTAGGCTTTGACGCCATCCTACTAAGTCCGCAAATTCAGTTTTTATAGTTGTTATATTAAACATAGATGTGTTAGTTAAAAAGCGGCAGGAAACTAAGCACTAAAGCTTCCTGCCTTATGGAAAACTATGAAATTTTATACTGTTGCAATATCAAATTTCAAGATACCACTTGGAATAGTAGTTCGATCAGAGTTGTAGGCAATTACAAAAGCCATATCGACTGCGAAGTCAAATACCTCAGCTCCTGTTCTTGTTAAGTGGGTTGCATGAGCACCTAAACCAGATGCATCAACTGCTTCTTCGTAAGTATAAGAACCCATTTCGATTCCTAGTAAAGGAACATTCACTTTATCCCATTCATGACCTGTTTTCAGCTTAGTTCTCATTTCAGAATCTGGCTCAACTCTAGTTAATAGTCCTAAGTGACCATCTGCAATACCAAATCCAGTAGCTTTCGCTGCACCAGCATCAGGAATAGAATTAGAGAAGTGCATAAACTTATCCTGGTAAGGAAGAGTTTTGTTCTCACTATTGAACTTGCTAAATCCAGCCATACGAGATAGAATCGCATTCAAACCTTGGTTACCAACAATATCACCTCCGAAGAAGTCAAAATCGTTAGTATTCATGGAAGGATCCAAATCGTTAAGGATATAACTATCATTAAGAGTTGCAATTCCGGTTTCACTCAATAAACTCGTTGCGAATGTATGACCACCAACAACAGTAGGTAAAACTTGCGTTTTAGCTGCATCGATAGCTGTATAAGCTGCAGCTTCAATCGTTGACCGCATTTTCTTAATCATTGCCAAATACTTCTTGTTCCAATCTAACTGGTAAGACACGTCGTTGTTCTTGTGCTGTGCTCGGTACATTTTGAAACCGTAAGCATACGTGTTCCAAACAACTGTGTAAAGAGCGGATGTGTTTTCATCAGCCACGATCGTCAGAGGACGAGTGGACCGGACGGTAACATCCTTGTAATTGATCACTGGGATCTTTAAATCTCTACCGGGGGACATCGCAGCAGTCTGCTTTAAAGCAGGCGTGATGAAACTAGATGATCCTTTAGTTTGACGTAAAAAAGCATCGTATAGCCCAGCGGTAGTAAGACGTAGCTCGAAATTATCGAACCTAGGAGTCATTCGTCTGAACTCCTGTGATAACGTTGTTACTAAAGACATATAAATTCATTGATAAATTAAAAAAAATATACTTCAACGCCGTGGCTCTAGACGCTTATTATCTCGTTGGTAATTCACTAACATTGTTAGCTGCTCTCGCTTTAGAGAACATATCTTGGTATTTATTACTGCTTGTTTCAATACCTTTAGCACTTAAGGCTTTTCTGATCTGCTCATCAGCCTCTATTTTAGAGGAAGCTGTTATCTTTATATCAGATTCTATCCCTGGAGCTTTAATGACCTTGGTATTAAGTCCTAAACCTTCTCTCACCACATTTTGCTTTGTTACATGCTTTAACTTCTCAGCTAAAAGCTCCTCAGTTGTATAAGGCCTCAAAGCATTGCTCTTATTGGCATGTATATCACCTGTGGTTTTGTTTCTATACACAGCTCCACCATCCTCTCCTAGCTCTAACTTAAATTCATTTTGTATTTCAGCTAAAGCACTCTTAACGTAGCTGTCTCTTACTACTTTAGGAATGGTTTCCTCATCTACAAATTTCAACTTGTTTAAAGCTGTTGCTAGGTGGTTGTTAACTTTAATGCTGTGTAGATTAGCATTAAATTTAGCTTCTGCTTCGCTTAGTTCTGTTCTAAGATCAGTAACAAGCTTTTCAGCATCAGCTAATTTCTGCTTTGCAGCTCCTTCAGGAATCTTACCTTTTAACTCTTCTTTAAGAGTGTCTCTTTCGCTAAGTAATCCTGTTAACTTGTTTTTGATAAAGTCAGAAGATAATGTACCTCCTGGTTTATCTTCACCTAAAACTTCTTTTACTAAACCGTCGTAGGTTGAATGGATCTTTTTGTGCTGAGCTCCAAGTTGAGCAGTGAATATGCTTTCAATCTGCTTTTTCTGATCTTCAGGTAATGTTTTAAGATCTTCTTGTGCGTTTAATAAGTCTAAAATCGTGTTCATAAAAAGGCTCTATTTTATGTTTAGTTAATTAATCAGTTAGTTCCATCCTTTGTCAGGATCCCGCTTTACTCCCTCTACTCCTGCTAATACCTCATTAACCTTATAACCTTGACTAGCTCTATTAGAATAGAATGTAGACCAACTTCTTTTGTCGGTCATATATAATATAGGTTTAGATACCAATTCACCTGTATCAGGATCTCTTTCTCTCTTCTCAATAACCACAGCTACGAAGTCATCAGGTAAATTATCTAAATCTTTCTGCTGTGTTGCATTAGGTGTAAACCTAGACTTGGGTGCTGTTGGCTCCTGCTTCGGAGTCACTACTGGGGTCTTGATTACTTTTTTCATGTAAATAAGTTTTTATAGTTTTCTTAATATCTTTAATTTTAGCTTCAAAAGTTAAATCTTCTCCGTATTCCACTATGCTTATCTGCTCTCTTTCAAACCTGGCTATCAAAGAAGATAAATTAGCTTTTACTTGTAAATCCTCTAAGCTTATTACATCTAATCCTTGAAGCTTTATAGCTTCTTCTAAGGTTACATGGCGTAAAGGATCTAAGTTATTAACTATCAAACTACGCTTTAGAGCATAGTTATTGTTCTTAAATCTTGTACTCGTATACTGATCATGTAAATAATCCAAAGTAGCTACATCCAATTTACTAGCTCGTCTATCTGTGTAGTTCTTTAGTATTGTATCAGCATCATATAAATAAAACTCACTTCCGTATGATATAGATACATTCAATTTTTCATTGAATCGTAATCTAAGCATAGTTTTAGTAACGAAGTTCTCCACTTTTTCAAAACCGATCTTAATTTTAAGTAGTATACTCTTTCTACTTTCAAAAGATCCAACCATTTGAGTCTTATTGACTGCTTCGGTTATAAAATCTATGTCGTTACCTGTAAGTCCTTTAAGTATCTCTGTTTTTCGTCTCTCAACCTCTTCTACATTGTAATTGAGTTGCCCAGTGCCAATTTCCACAATACCTACAGGCTCTCTGAGATTTGTTTTCTCATTCATACCTGATGGGGGCTCAACTTCCAATATACCTCCAGCTCCTGTAATCCGTCTTCTAGCACATTCTGGGCATTCTTTAAGTTTAGAGCCATCTAGCAAGGAAACTCCACTCTCATTTACTAGATACCCACCTCTACATTCTATTCTAGTATACTCATCTCCTCTAGTCGATTCCTGCATGTATTCGCAATCTTCGCTGAATACCCATATAATAGGATAAGGACCGTAAAGGTCAAAAACCTGTTTAGAAACCGTAAAAAGTAAGTATTTATCGTATTGGGTTAGATAAGCAGTTATAGGGCTGCGTCTAATTATAGGTGTTCGTTCGTCGATTAAATCATCAACTAACCAGCAACATGGAGTATAACCTAATCCATGTTCTTTCTCAAAAAGCAGTTTAGTTATTTGAGCATCATCGACTTGAAACAACCGGTAAGATGTATCATCTAATACAGCTATAGTCTCATCGTTAATCCTAAAAACTAACCAGTCGATACAATTTTTGGAAGTTTGAACATGAATCACGCTTCTTATATCTAAGAAGAAATAATAGGGGTTTGGCTGATCATTTTTTTGCTCTTGAGGCAAATCTATAACTACCAAGGAATTGTGACCTGTTCTAAACTTCCTCATGGAGTCTTTTCTCCAATTGTATCTAAACTCGATTTCTTCTAAAAAAGATAAAGCATTCTGCTTAGTCTCTTTGCTATTGAAATCATAGTTGAAGCTTGCATCTTGCCCGTCGAATATCTTTTCGTATATGTCAAACACCTTATCAGATAAGGTACAAGACTCAGAAGGAAATCTGAACATGGACTTATAAAGTCTGAGTTTATCCTCAGGTATTAAAGTCCCTATCCAATTGAAGTAATCATGTAAATAGAAGTTATCTACGCCGTTGTTACCTGCATAGGACTCAGTATGAAACCTTACTCTATCCTCAAGCTGTATCGCTTGACTTAGTTGGTCTTTTACCGGTAACTCGTCTAATGATTTTTGTACTTCTTTTTGCTTGATCGACATTTTCCTTTTTATATATACCGCCATTGTCCTTAATGGCTAATATCCTTTTAGCATGTTCAACTTCAAACTCTTTACCATCAGGGTACATACCATCATGGTAAAGAGTCATTGTTTTTTGATCGCTCATATTAGAATATAGTATTTAACGACGCATCATCTACAGGGCTAAAATCAGTTGGAGTTAACACCGTAAAGTATTTAGACCAACCAGCGATAAACTGCCATTTGACTGCATTGGAGTCATCTTCAGTTTTACCACCAATTTTCTTATCCCCAAAGAATAAAGTTCCAATCGCGATTGGGAAACCTCTGAAAGTCGTTGGTGTGACCGGATCATCGGAGATTCCAGCAATTTGGCCACATTCGTTAACCAAAAATACGCTAATATCATCGCAATTCAGATCCTCAATTTCTTGAATGGTAGATTGCCATAAACCGTAGAACATACCCTCTACGTTTGTAGGCTCTTTACCGACGTTTCTTTGAGTTCCACCCAAAGTTTCGCCATTGCCTCCAAAAGAGATAGCTGCACCTGGTGTGAATGCCAATCCTTCAGTATAAGGTGAGAAAACAGTTTTTGTGGCATCTGCTGCCGCATTGGTAGTTGTCCAGGTGGCCTTTAATTTAGGATCGTCAGTTCCTATAGTCCACGAATTAACTACGGTTCCGTTCAAACGTCTTTGAAAAACAACTCTTTGCACTTCGCCAAAGTTTTGACGCGTTGTTCTAGACGTTAAAGGTGTAAGTGCGGTTCCCGGAGTAGAACAGCATAAAAGAGCAAATAAATTCATTGTTGTTTTTCTTACAAATGTATAAATTAAATTTGAATAATGACATAGAGGTCTTAATTTTTTTTCCTCATTTTGAACCTTCTTGTTGTTAGGAACTCATATCCATACCGCATTGCGTCCATTGCATGGTTATTTGAGTCTACTGGTATAGATGCTTTTTTATTGTTCCATACATATAGTCTAAGCTCTCTTTTCACATTGTAGCTTCTTTTCGTTACAACAATCAAGTAATCTTGCATCTCTCTTATGCCTTCTGTTACTTTACGTTTAGAGACCTTTTTCATGTTAAACCCTTCTTTCTTCAGATTCGCAGATAGCCTAGGTTCGTTAGTATCAGTTAATATAAGGTCTCTCCTCCTCTTCACTAAAGCTCTATATTTCCTTATTATATCCTCGTTTGATAGCTTAACATCGTATACCAATTCATCTATATATATGATACTCTTCTTCTTATCTACCGCTATTTTCACTAATGTCAACGGATCTGGAAAATAGCCTAAATCCTGTACATATACATAAGGCAATGCTGACGGAAAGAAGCCATCTTGCCAATTTTCGAACACTACTCCCTCTGATCTTTCAAGCCATCCACCTATGATCTTATGTTTATACTTATTAGGTTTATTGATCTTGGTCTTTTCTAAATCCGCTAAGAACGACTCACTAAGATTTTGTTCATTATCCTTATAGGTTACGTGTATATGGAGTACATCCGGATGAGTTGACATCGGTATGTCAAAACCTTCTATCTGATCATACCTATGAGACATCTCAAAATACTCCTTCCAAATCCAATGGTCTATAGTAGTAGGATTCAATACCAGTATTATTCTATTCTTAGCAGCCTTAGATCTAATAGACAGATTCAGCTTATCATACACGTCCTGATCTACAAGCTCCTCAGCCTCATCTAATATCCAGGTGGTTATCCCCTGTATAGACTTCAAATTGGCTGTCTGCGTACTGGACCCAGCTCTTAACCCTCTAAAGATAATGTCACACCCTGTAACCCTGTTAACTATTTGATTCTGCCTAACAGCAAAATGCTCCTGAACACCCAACAATGCTATTTTCTCCTCGAACTCAGGTATAACTGAAATCTTAGCTGACGTCATGGTATATCTGGTGAACAATATCCTATGTCCCACTTCGTATGTAAGCAGGTTAGCAATAGTAGCTATAGAAAAGGACTTTGACGACCCTCTTCCGCCAGTAACGATTATTATCCTCTTGTCTGTTGTTAATATCTCTTTAAACTTCGGATTCAATTCAATCATGATTCTGGATCGGTTTTAGGCGTGATGTCGATGACAATAGGGTTTGAGGGTTGTTGGTTTGTGTCGGTGGGTTGTATGTTAATATTGTTAGTGGTCCAGGATATAGCTGGAATATTAGGTTTATTACCTAGCTCGCCGACGTCTTCTTTATTATGTATAAGCCTTTTACGCTCATCGTCATTGGCTAATAACCGGTAAAGAGCTAGATTAAGTATAGCATTCTTAGACTTGGCCCAATTCTTTCTAAGCTGCGCTTTAATCGAGATCTTATTATACTGTATAGCCTCTATGATGTCTTTGTCTTCGTGTAGTTTGTGATGATAGAACGTAGTCCTAACACACGGTAAGTACAAAGGGAGTTCAGATATGAAAACTATCTCTTCTTCCTTTATAGCCTCTAAGGCTAATCTTTTTAGTCTTTCTAAGTTATATGCCATGATAAAGTTTATTAATCCCCTAGGCTGTGCTGTGGGGCAGTTATTAGATAACAATATGTCTACATCAGCTATTCTCCAGATAGCAGAGTTACCTAGGAGAGGCTCTGTGGTCGCATGGGGGCCCCTCCTTTCAGTATTTATTGAACGTTCAATAAGGATTGAACGTTCAGTACGAATTGAATCCATTGAACCTTCAATCCTTATTGAACGTTCAGTCCTAATTGAAGGTTCAGTACGGATTGAATCCACTGAACGTAACCAATCTGATTACGGTATAACCTATTTGGTTACTTTCAATTCAAATTGAACGTTCAGAATCCATTGAACCTTCAATCCTTATTGAACGTTCAGTCCTAATTGAAGGTTCAGTCCTAATTGAACGTTCAGTCCTGATTGAACGTTCAGTCCTGATTGAGCCTGTGAGGTTTCAGGCTTTATTGAACCTTCAATTTTTATTGAACCTTCAATTTTTATTGAACCTTCAATTTTTATTGAACCTTCAATCCTTATTGAACCTTCAATCCTTATTGAACCTTCAATTAGGACTGAACCACGATCCATTCTCGCGCGTTCTAAGGAATCGTGATTATTTATATTATATTATATACGAATCACATTCGGATCCATTAGGTTTAATATTATGTGTACCAGATCGCGATCCTCGATTTATTTATAATCAATTCAAATGAACTTTCAATTTTTATTGAACCTTCAATTTTTATTGAACCTTCAATTTTTATTGAACCTTCTGAACCTTCTGAACCTTCTGAACCTTCTGAACCTTCTGAACCTTCAGTATGTACAAACCTATAAAATTTTTATTAAATAAATAAAGGCAATAAGCCATTATATATTATAACGGATTGATAATCAATCACTTAGACCAATAATAAATAATAATAAATAATAGGCCATAAGCCATTATATATTATAACCTATTGAGAATCAATGGGTTATAATAAAATATTAAAAATAAATAATAAAACCCCAAAAAATAAAACCGAAAAAAAAAAATAAAAATTTATTATAATCCTTATAATATTTATTATTATTATTATTTAATATTTATTTTAATATTTATTATTTATTATATAATATATTGAGAATCAATGCGTTATAATATTTTGACCAAAATAATAATAAATTTTTAATTATTTTTAATATTATTATAATGAATTGATTCTCAATGCGTTATAAAAAATATCCAAAAATAATTTAAAAATAATATTAAAAAAATTTTTTTTATTAAAATATTATTATTATATTTACATCATAAAATAAATAAAAAAATTATTTTTAATCATATATATTTAATATTATAATTTAAAAATAATTTAAAAATAATATTAAAAAAATTTTTTTTATTAAAATATTATATATATATTTACATCATAAAATAATATTAAAAATAATTTAAAAATAATATTAAAAAAATTTTTTTTATTAAAATATTATATATATATTTACTTCATCAAATAAATTATAATTTAAAAATAAAAATAAAAACATAATCTGGATTAACATCCAGATTGAATCTACTTTCATTTCCCCCCAGAGGGTAGGTTTTTTTTAATGGCTATTTATTAATCATATAAAATATTTTAAAATGTCAAAATCAAAGGAAGTTTCCACTTTACCAACTCACAAACCTGGTATAGTACCTCAAATGTTACCAGAAGTTGAAACCACATCAGAAGTTAAAACTACACCAGAACCAGTCAAAGAACTAGCACCGAAACCTGTAGTCCGAACCAGACCTGGTTCAACAACCATAAATGGTGAATCAATCAAAACCACTGAAGTCTACAAACAAGCAGTGGAACGGATTGGGACATGGGTTAATTTCTTTCCCAACTCCAGACATGGATTTGGTGATTCAAGTCATATCGCGAAAGTCAAATCCATATTTGTGGATAAACGAGTAAACAAGGGTTTCTACAGAATGTATGACGAAACTGGGAAGTTATTCCACACCGCAATAACGAAAGAAGTCTGGTAACAGACATCTCCGAAACCCACCAGTGTTATGAACACTGGTGGTATTTTAACCTGACAGTCTCCTGACTCGAAGGGTATTACAGATAGAAGAACTTATTTATTTATTTACTAACATAAAAATTTCGATTATGACTCTTAAACATTTAATCTGTTCACTGTTAATCCAACAAGACGAGTGTGAACAAGCACATGTCTTCAACGAAACATTTGGACACTCACAAGCGTTGGTAGGACCACACGAATTTAAACATGTACTGAGACAAAAAAGTTGGTACCCAGAATCATTGTTAGAGTTGGAAACGACACTGATGGAGATCAAGCACATGTTCAATGACAAGAACATTGAGGAGATAGAAGACTACTTAAGTGATATACATAATCACAGATTGGACACGGAACCAGGATACGGAACAAACGTTTAATTCCTCCAGTCAACACCCTGTCAGCTTGTTAGCTGACAGGGTTTCGCTGGTAGAATAACATATAAAATTTTAATCATGAAAGATTTAATCAAATTATGCCAACAGGCATACGATCAAAATCTGTCCATAACAGTTGAGGAAAGAACAACAATGGCAGGTCAAACACACCAGACAAAACATGTCTATAGACAAGCGTCTGTAACAGACGTGTTCAAATGTTTCTTCCATAATAATGATGTCCAGGCATTTATCGATGAATCAACAGAACCGTATACAAACACACACGTTGAGAAACTAATGCCGCTTCTAGCATGCGTCTCGTGGGAAACATCTTTAATGCTTAGAATCAATTATGCCTTAAACGGTCGCCTGTATTCAAGCAGAGGTCCAGTTTGTGTCAAGGATTTACACCCGACTCAGGAGATGTCAACCATCTGGAACAAAATCTGTTTAGGCAGAGATCAATATGTCTCATCAACCTCGTACACAAACATCTTCATGGAAATGAACTGCATGTTAAAAGGCGATCTGGACTTTATGTCATCATCTGAAATAAGGACCAGAACATTATTCCAGATATCAAAGCTACCTGGTTTATTCATCCAACATGTCGCTGAGCATGTTTATTTTAATAAGATCGTATGCGGAAGAACAAATAATGTTCTAACGCTAAACGAGTTATTTGAACTAATATAATATAATATCATGATCTACCCAATCTATGTCCTTGTCAGACAGAAACAGACAAACAAACTCGGAATAATAAAGGTCTTATGCGAGAATGAATTGATTCTCGTGAAAAAGAGCATGTGGGAGAAACACATTATTATAAAGCCAATAACGTTTCAAGTCTTAAACTTCTTTTATGACCTAAACAGTCAAAAGGATCTGGAACATATTTATTTATTAAATACTTAACTTATGTTACATACAAATAACCTAGTAAAGATGTGCCTACGGGCACATCAATCCAAACTCCAACTCGAACAGGTGAACTACATCTTGTTTGAAGGCGAACAACACCCAGTAACAGTCAAATACGTACAGGCGACTGTGGAAGATGTCTTCAGGCTACACTTCCTAGATGATGCTGTAAATGAGTTCATAGCCAAAATACCGGATATGAAACGTTTCCACTTGTATCATATCGAATGTCTGTTCGATACCAAACATACAGATCAAGTGATTATGATGATTATGATCGACATGTGTCTAAACGAGGTCTTAGTGGACGACAATCCTGGTAGATTAACACCTGAAAGATTAGAACAACATCCGCTAATAGCCAAATATCACAAGAAGTTAAAACCTTATTGATGAGCCAAGCGATTTTGAACAAATGTTAATAGCTGTAGCTATAATCAACTTTGTAAAGTGGCTACATGATAAGCTTGGAGAACTCTAAAAAATTAAAATATGTTAGCAATCAAGAATCTTTGCATAAAAGCAAAAAAGGGTGAGTTGATCGTCAAGACCATAACTCAGGTCGACTTCCCTCATGGTTCAACTCCTATAAGCGAATGTGCTTATAGGCAGTTGGACCCATTCACGACCATGAAGTATTACTTCAGAGACCGCGAGCAAAAACCTCACATATTAGCTCAACACCTCATGGTGAAAGAGCATTACATAAAGGCACCAGACATAAATCCAATAAAGCTAAATGTCTCGTATGAAACATGTTTTGCGGTCAAATGTTTAATAGCATGCAAGCGACGGTTAGTAACCTCACAAGGTGTAGACCTACCGCTACACATGCTAAACACGTGGGACTTATCGTCACAGTGGGAAAAGATCGCAGCCAACAAGCCATATCAAATAGCCACATACAAAACAGGTTCTGAAGACATGATAACACAAATAATGTTATCTTACTACGGATTGTTGTATAATGGCAACAAACTATTGTTGCCCTCTGAAACATGTGAACTCATGGAATGGACCCCACCTGCATATAGCGAAGCAGCACTAAAAACAATATGCGAATTAACAGGTTACCCAGGCTTATGCATGAGAATGTATTTAAGCTGTATGGGAATATTACCAACACCTTTAATTGATTTGATATGAACAAAGCACAAAGAATGCTTATACCATCAAAAGATAAAACCTAGGCAAAATGGCTATTGGTACATTAAAATGTTCCTTACTTAGGAAAAATCCTTTAGAGACATGATAAGATCTGGAGACAAAGCAAAGGCAATTAGATCAGTTTTTCCAACATTTAAGAAGCTTTATCTATGAAATTTTAAAAAAAGTACCAAAAAATTTTTATATTTCATATTTTTATTGTACTTTTATATTATAATTAAAATAAAATAATTTATCGCATTTAAAGTTTATTTAACATGAAAAAGAAAAGCACGAAGTCTTTATTAGCTCTATTTCACAATGGAGAAACGTCCGCAGAGGACAAAACAACGATCTTGGAAATTTTAGACAGTCGCAACGTAGATGTTAACGCACCTGCAGAAGTTAAAGCTCCTAAAGCTCCTAAGGAGTTAGGACCTCCGGTGATGGAATCTCCTGAGTATAAAGCTGCAAAAGAAAATGTTGGTTTATACATCACTTATACTCCACGAAACAAGGATTTGACTACCGGCCAGATCAAAGGTATCACGGTTGATAAGCGTGTTAATCAAGCCTTCTATCGAATAATTGCTGAGGTTGATGTTGATGGTGTTGCTACCAAGAAGCAAATGCACACAACGATCAACAATCCGGATGTAGAGATCTTTGAGATTGTGGAAGATGTGCCGGCTCAAGAGTCTTTGGATTAGAGTTAATATTTTATATGATTGATTACGTGAATGGGGATAGGTTCTTTAGTCTATCCTCACTCACTTTAAAAACCTACCTCATGATAGAGTTCTTATCTTATCTACTATTAGTCATAACGGCTGTATCATTCTTCGTTGAAACAATGTGCTATGAACCAAAAGAATAAAGTCTATTTAGCTTACTGTCCAGAGTGCAAAGGAGCAACTCATTTAAAAGGAAATACCAAGACTGGTGAGATCATACCCTGTACCAGATGTAAAGGTACAGGGGTGATAAAGAAACTATGTGTTCGATAGTTTAAATCCCACATAGGCTTAAGAGCCTAAAAATAGGAGAGGCTTATAGGGCCTCTCCACACTTAAGATATTTTGTTAGGGTGGACGAACGGGAGTTGAGGTTTTGCGGGCCTCTCCTCCCTCGTTTTTAAGACTAAGGGTTGTAATCGAAATTGTCAAGAGCTCCAAATTGGAGCTCTTTTTAAACCCAAATATTAAATTTTTAATACCTAACATTACACCTAGTAGATCTAAATTTAGATACTATATATTCCTCAATATTAAAAAAATGATTCCTTAGAACGCGATTCTGGGGCTCATGTTAAACATCCTTATTATGAATGTCCACCTAACAGATTATGAAGAAGCTAGAGATTTCTTCGCCACCAATCCTATTTCCAAGTGTGAGCGTATAGATTGGTTACTTTGGTACGTAGAAAACCAAGACGAGAATATATCAAATCAAGAGCGAGTTAAATTGCTGTATAAATGTTTAAACTCATATAGTTATTTAATGCCTAGTAACACATATAAAATGATGGAAGAACTCCGACAATTCGGAGAAGGTGAATTGCAAGAATTTGAAATAACATATATAGCTCAAACGGCTAGGAACCTCGGTTATAACGCAGCTGACATAAGTTCTATCATGTTCTGCGAAGTCATATCTAAGATTGTATCTTTCCACATAGAAATGTGGGAAGTGGGAGACGCCATTGCAGAAGCTGCGGCATTCGCTCTTACGACAAGCGATTTAAGCAGATACAAGCATGCCAAAATGCGTCAATCTAAAAAACTTTGTAAATTAGTATTATGAAAATTAAACAGTATGAGCGCGAGCTCCACAGAGCTACAAGCGAGTTCGAAGCTAAGGATGATGTTGAAATCAGCATTATTGAAACAATCCTCGAGCCTTTAATCGAGGATATTCTTAAACCAAACGGCAAGCTAAATGTCTGGTGGATTATCTGGAATATAAGTAAGCTTGTAGCTAGATACGTTGCTGCTGTTCAAACGAAAAAAGCACATGAAAGCTAAACAGTATTTTTTGGAAAATAGAGGACGAAATAAAAGCAGATACATCAAAGGCTTATAGCGTAAGCGTAGATGCCACAGATAGGTAGAATAAATACAATGCTCAATTAACACCTATAGACCAATTGATTTTCGGTTGGTCTGATTAAATCTAAATTATGGAATGTTTTAGTCCCGAAGAGTTAACAACAATAAAAATCCTATTAGTTTTCCAGGCACTTTGGTGTTTCTGGGAAGTCTATAAACACTTTAAAAAATGAGTGAAAAAATCAAAAATCTTATTTCCAAAGATCATTTAACCGTATTTGAATATGCTTGTCTCGTTAGAGCACGAAACGAGTTCTTGAAAAAAGGCATGTTAGATGAAATGAATAAAATCAATATTAAATTGCTAAGCTATGAAAATTGACAAGTCTAAGTACAATGTTACGGACCTCAATCCAGTAACAACATTTGAAAGGCACGTATTCCACCGTGACCAGTTCGCACACTACCTAAGATGGACTCACATCTTAAAAGAGGCTAGAATAGGCGAAGTGATGTGTGATTTCGGTTGTGGAGGAGGAAACCTATTAGAAGTCCTATACCGCAATCGCTTTAAGCAAAGTCGGTACATAGGCATCGACATCAGAGAAAGAACAATCCGAGTAGCAAATGATAAATTTGCCAAAGTTGATTGGGCTGAATTTGATTGTGCTGATTTATGCAAAAATGATTATAATTACTCTGCTATTGAGGCAGATAAAGTATGTTCATTTGAGGTTATAGAACATGTTGGAAAGCAAAATGCTGATGTGTTCTTAGAGAACTTTAAAGCCTGTGGGCATAAAAATGCTACCTACTATCTATCCACTCCTAACTACGATCCAATAGTAGGAGCTGCTGGTAACCATACCTATGATTCTGGCGATGGAAGAGGTGTAGACGTTCAAGAGTTTGGACACTTCGAGTTACAAGACATTTTAGAAAGACACTTCAGAATCGTAAACAAATTTGGCACTTTCGCTAGTATGCGAGATTACAGGCCACACATGAACGATTGGCAAAAAATGATGTTCAATAGCCTAAGAGCATATTACGACGCAAACCTTATTTCAAACATCATGGCTCCATTCTTTCCGGAGCATAGCCGGAACACAATCTGGATCCTAAAGCAAAAATAATGATTAAAATGTGGAAAATCCGGGATGTCAAGACTCCCGAACGTGGAACTGAATTGAGTTCTGGTATTGATTTCTTTGTGCCTGAGGCTTTATTTCCTTGGTACATAGAACCAGGCGAAGATGCTTTGATACCTTCAGGTCTTAAGATTAAGCTACCTAAAGGTACCGATCTAGTCTTTCAAAACAAATCTAGTGTAGCCAAAAAACTTCTTATTATAGGTGCTAAGGTTGTTGATAATGACTATCAAGGAGAAGTTCATCTACATCTTATAAATGTAGGAACAGAAACGCAGGTAATAGATCCAGGTGCCAAATTGGCTCAAGGTATTGTTAGGTATGTGTGCTATGATGAAATAGAATTAGTCAATTCACACCAAGCACTTTATGGCGGTGTTCAAACTGAGCGTGGCGATGGAGGTTTTGGATCAACAGGAGATAAATAATGAATAAATTCACTAGTGCAGATATTGCTTTTAAACACTTCTATTATCAAATAAAGAAGAATGGTTTAAAGTTAGACAATGGCACAAAGGCTCTTTTCAATGTTGGATTCATCATTGAAAATCCTATAGATAACCAGATAAGAACCTTTTGGCGTAAGTGGTCTGACAGATATGCTGAACGCGAATGGAAGTGGTATTTGTCTGGTGACAGATCTGTTAAGAACATTAAAAAGTATGCACCTATATGGGATAAAATGCATACTGGCGATGACATAGTTAACAGTAACTACGGATGGCAGTGGAAGAGAAACAATCAACTCGAAAAGGTGATTAAACTACTGAAAGAAGATAAAGATACAAGACGTGCTTGGATTACAATATATGATGCTAAGGAGATTGAAACGTACGAGAAAGATACACCTTGCACGTTAAATGTAGGGTTTAGAATAATAGAAAACGAGTTGTGCATGCAAGTCATAATGAGGTCTAACGACCTTTGGTTCGGTTTTTGCAATGATCAATATTGCTTTTCTAAACTACAGGTTTTAGTAGCTAAGAGACTCAACCTAAACGTAGGTTGGTATTATCACTTTGCTGCTGATTTACATTTATACAATAAACACTTGAAATTATGAACCTATCAAAGGTCATCACTAAAACCGGATTAAGTAATACTGAGGTAGCAAATCATTTGTTTCCTAGTAATAGGCATCCATACCATGCTCTTAACAGAGTGATTAATGGTATATCTAAATTGGATGTCGATCAAGCTAAAATATTAGCAGAACTAGCTAATATATCTATCAATGAATTGTATTCCGGTGTCTGGAAACATGAGACCGTTGAAAATGTTCATATTTTTAAAAGAGACAATTTTGAGGCTAGATTAAATACACAGACTTGGGTTACAACCGTACGTAAGTCTAATTCGTTAATACATGATGCTATACTCCATGGTGGTTCTATAACCTTATCGGAGTATATAGCATCCATTGAAAAAATAATAGAAAAATGCAAATAACACTATCTATAAATGTTGATGACCCTAAAAGCATCAAAGAGTCTATAGATTTCTTGAAACGGTTCACAAGACAAGTAGCTTATGAACCTAAAACAGCTAAGTCGAGTTATTCTATAAATGATGTTCGATCTGAACTAAGCACCAAAGTTAAAGATAACAGAGCCGCCATAAAGGCTAAGCTCAGTGAATTAGGTGCCAGCAGTGTTACTAACCTAGAGGAAAGTAAATATGAAACTTTCGTCGATTATCTAAAATCATTATGAACCATAGTGAAAGAAAGCATGCCCTGTTATCAGCCTCAGGTTCTAAGAGATGGATGAATTGTACTCCCAGTGCTAGACTTGAAGATGCTCAGAAAAAGAGTAAAAGCTCTATGTATGCTCAAGAAGGCACTTTGGCACATGAATTATCCGAAATCATAATAGCTAATACATTAGATAGATTATCTGATGATGACTTTGAAACAGAGTTTAATCGCATAAAAGATAACAAGTTCTACAAGCCTGAAATGTTGAAATACGTTAATATGTACATAGACTACATATTAATGAATTATACTGAAAATTCAGAAATATACGTAGAAGAAAGACTAGATTTTTCTGACTACGTACCTGAAGGATTTGGTACAGGTGATATAGTACTAGTCGAAGATGATGTATTAGAGATGGTAGACTTGAAATATGGAAAAGGAGTTAAAGTGGATGCTCATAACAATAGTCAACTAAGGCTTTATGGTTTAGGAGCTCTAAAGCTAGTTGAGTTATCCCACTCTATACAGATAATAAAAATGACAGTTGTACAGCCTAGATTAGATTCTATTACTACGGAAACTATGACTAAAGCAGAACTACTAAATTGGGGAGATCACGTTAAGCCTAAAGCACAGATGGCTTTTAAAGGTCTTGGCAATAAGGTAACAGGTGAATGGTGTAGATGGTGTGCTGTTAAGCACAAATGTTCCGAAATGGCTAAGTTCGCTGTTGTAGCAGCTAAGTCTGATTTCAAAACACCTGATCTATTAAATGATGATAGGTTAGAAGAGTTATATGCCTCTTTGCACATGATCAAAGATTGGATAAAGTCCATTGAGTCCTATATGTATGATTCTGCACTAGAAGGAAAGAAGTGGAACAATTTTAAGTTAGTAGCAGGACAGAAGAAAAACACATGGTTAGACAAAGAAAAGATAGTTGAAATACTAGAGAAAAATGGCTATACTGATATAAAGAATAGTAAGCTTAAATCTATAACTGATATAAAACGGCTACTTGGAGCTAAATTCCAACCGATGCTAGGTGAACAAGTATTCAAGAAACCAAGTGCTCCTAAGTTGGTTCACGTTGATGATCCAAAACCAGCTCTGGGAGATGAGCAAGCTAAACTAGATTTTTTCAATTTATAAAATTTAAATTATGTCCACAACAAAAGTTATCACTGGAAAAGTGAGATTATGTTACTTACACGTTTTTGAACCTCAAACTGTTTTAGGAGGTGACAAGAAGAAGTATTCAGCTTCTGTGCTTATAAGTAAGGATGATAAAGTCACCCTTAAAAAAGTGCAAGACGCTATTAAATTAGCAGCTGAAAATGGTAAAGCAAAGCTAGGCGGTAAAGTACCAGCTAATTTGAAAACACCATTACGTGATGGTGATATTGACAGAGAGGATGATCCTAACTATGCTAACTGCATGTTTTTGAATGCTTCTTCAGGATTGAAGCCTGGTGTAGTAGATGCGGAGTTAAATCCTATTATGGATTCGGAAGACTTCTACTCTGGTTGCTATGGCCGAGTGTCAGTTAATTTCTATGCGTTCAACACTAACGGCAATAAAGGTATTGCATGTGGTTTGAACAACTTACAGAAGTTAGCAGATGGTGAAAGATTAGTTGGCGGCCCAACGGCAGAAGCTGACTTTTCTGATCCTTTAATGTAGTAACACTAAACATATAGGCTTGTATAACTACAAGCCTATATTTAATCCTTTCAACATGCCTAGACTCCATATAGACGGTGAAACGTATTCAAGTATAGACATTAAATCAAGTGGTTTATACAAATATGTTTCTTCGCTAGATTTTGAAATTCTCATGTTAGCTTATTGTTTTGATGATGAAAATGTCCAAATAATAGATTTAGCTAAAGGAGAAAAGTTACCGTTTAGGTTCACAGACGCTTTGATGGATCCTAACATAAAAAAATACGCTCACAATGCATCATTTGAAAGAAACATATTAAAAGCTATAGGCTATGATGTGCCTATAGATCAGTGGAGATGTACTATGGTTAAAGCTGCTTACTGCGGATTACCATTAGGCCTTGAAGCTCTTTCTAAAGCCTTAGAACTAACAGATAAAGCTAAGTTAAAAACAGGTAGAGCTCTTATAAGATATTTCTGTATGCCTAATACTAATAAGAGATCAGTTAGGCTAAGGAATTTTTGGCACCACGACGAGAAACAGTGGGAGCAATTCAAAGAATACTGCGTAGGCGATGTTATAGCAGAGAGGGAGATACACAGGCAGTTATCAGCTTATAAAATCTCTGATTTTGAACGAAAAAACTATATCTTAGATCAAATCATAAATGATAACGGTGTTCTAGTGGATATGCAATTAGCTATAATGGCTTACAGATTAGATGATCACATGTCAGGTGAGATAAGAAGCAAAATAAAAGACATAACAGGAATAGACAACCCTAACAGTCCAGCTCAAATAAAAGCATGGCTGACTATCCAAACAGGTAACGAAATAAAAAGTCTAGCTAAGGATAAGTTAAATAGCCTTATCGCTGAATGCGAACCTGGTGCTGTTAGGGACGTTTTAGAGTTAAGAGCTAAATCCTCAAAGACATCAACCAAGAAATACATATCGATGTTGAATTGCGCCTCAAGTGAAGATAACAGAGTAAGAGGTTTATTTCAATATTATGGAGCTAATAGAACCGGTAGATGGGCTGGACGTTTAGTTCAATTGCAAAATCTACCTAGAAACTACATTAAGGATATAGACGTACCTAGAAACATAATAAGAACTAAGAACATTGAAGAATCTAAACACTGCCACGACAATATACCTTCTCTACTTTCCCAATTGATAAGAACTGCTTTTATAGCACCACCAGGAACGATTCTAGGTGTAGCTGATTTTAGTGCCATTGAGGCCAGAGTTATTGCCTGGCTTGCTGATGAAAAATGGCGATTAGACGTATTCAAATCACACGGTAAAATCTATGAAGCTTCCGCTTCCATGATGTTTAATGTACCGATAGAAAGCATAGAAAAAGGATCTGAACTAAGAACAAAAGGTAAGATAGCTGAATTAGCTTTAGGTTATCAAGGATCACTTGGAGCCTTAAAAGCAATGGGTGGAGAGTCTATGGGACTTAGCGATGAGGAGATGAAACTCATAGTTAAGAAGTGGCGTACAGCCAATCCTAACATAGTTAAGTTCTGGTATTCTGTAGAAAAAGCAGCTTTGATCGCTATTAGCCAGAAAAGAAAAGTTGTTAGAAACCATGGACTAGAGTTTTACTCTGATAAATTGAACTTTATAGTTAAACTACCAAGTGGAAGAGAACTATTTTACAGGGAACCTAAGTTAGGTCAAAACAGATGGGGCAAGACAGCTGTTCAATACAAAGGTGTAGACGGTATGACTAAGCAATGGACATACATTGACACTTACGGTGGTAAACTAACTGAGAACATAGTTCAAGCTGTTGCTAGAGATATACTTGCATTTAGTATGATGTCTCTACACAATGAAGGTTATAAGATAACTATGCACATACATGATGAAGTCGTATGTGAAATACCAAATGAGCAAGAAGTGTTAGACGACATGTGCGGAATAATGTCTAGGGAAATACCATGGGCTAAGGGCTTACCTCTTAGTGCTGATGGTTTTATGTCAACATTTTATAAAAAAGATTAGTATGCATGAAAGCACTATGGATATAAGCTTGGGACGCTCGTATAAATCTAAAAAGTGGGCTAATAAAAGATGGAGCTGGATTTACATAAGAGATAAGCTACTAAAACCTCATAGAACAAGAGAAACTAAAGTTGAATATAGTCAGGCATCCAAAGACGAAAGGCAACAAATAAAAGATGTCGGTGGCTATGTTGGAGGTTTTCTAAGAGGAGGAAGACGGAAACCAGATAATGTAATGCATAGGCAAATACTAACTCTGGATTTAGATTATGCCACATTAGATGTTTGGCATGAGTTTAAGGAGTTGTTCACAAATGAAGCTATCCTGCATTCAACTCATTCACATTCTGCCAAGACTCCACGGTATAGACTTATTATGCCTTTGAATAGAGAGGTCGCACCAGATGAATATGTCGCTTTAGCTAGAAGAGTAGCAGGTGATATAAACATAGAATATTTTGACAACACTACCTTTCAGGCTAGTAGATTAATGTTTTGGCCTTCATGTTCTAAAGACGTAGAGTTTTATGTTAAACATCAAAAAGGTGAATTTCTTAATGTTGATGATGTACTGAATACCTATTTGGATTGGAAAGATTCTAGCTCTTGGCCTACATCAGAGAAGTTTATGAAGACTGTAGATTTCAATAGGCACAAGCAACAGGACCCAAGAAAGAAACTAGGAATAGTAGGTGCTTTTTGTAGGACCTATGGAGTTTCGGAGGTATTAGATGGATTGCTTAAAGATAAATACAACAGGTTAGATAAAGATAGATACACATATATAAATGGATCTACAGCAGGTGGATTGATTGTATATGACGATCTTTTTTGCTTTTCATTTCATGGTACAGATCCTATAAGCGGTAGATTATGTAATGCTTGGGATTTAGCAAGAATACACCTGTTTGGCACTATGGATCTACTTAGGAAAGATGGCAAAGAAGCTAAGAGCTACAAGGAGTTAGAAAAGTTAGTGTTAAGAGACGCTAAAGTAAAGAAGACTATAGCTAAAGATATAATAAGCAGAGCTCAATACGATTTTGATGTTGTTGAACCTGAAGTCCCGGATGAACCAGATGAACCAGATGAATGGCTATCAAGATTAGTAATAGATACTAAAGGTAGATACCTTTCATCAGCTACGAATCTAAACCTTATATTCACCAATGATCCACACTTGAAGGAAGTGTTTAAATACAACCAGTTTGATAACAAAAGATACATTTACAGAGACGTACCATGGAGAAAAGTAGCTAAACCAGAGCCTATAAAGAATGTAGACTATGCAGGTATTAGAAACTACATAGAGTCTATCTATGGTATTGTGTCTAGTAGCAAAATAGATGATTCACTAGCTCTTATATTTCAAAAGCACGCTTTCCACCCAGTTAAGAAGTACCTAGACAATATACGTTGGGACGGTGTTGAAAGAATTGATATGCTGCTTGTAGACTATTTTGGATGCTCTAACAATGAATACACAAGGCAATCCATAGTAAAAACATTGGTCGGAGCTGTTGCTAGAATATATAAGCCTGGTAGTAAGTTCGATCTGGTTTTAACCCTTGTTGGTAAACAAGGAACAGGTAAAAGTACCTTAGCTAAGAAACTAGGAAAAGATTGGTTTAGTGATTCGTTCAATACTGTTAATGGCAAAGATTCTTTTGAACAACTACAAGGAGCTTGGATAATAGAAATGGCTGAATTAGCTGGTTTAAGAAAAGCTGAAATCGAATCAGTTAAGCACTTCATATCCAAACAGGAAGATACATTCAGACCCGCTTATGCTAGAGCTACAGAAACGTTTCCTAGACAATGTGTGTTTATAGGCACTACTAATAATAAGGATTTTTTAACTGATCCTACTGGTAATAGACGTTTCATGCCTATAGACATAAATATGAGGGAAGCCTCTAAAGACATATTTGGTTTAGACGAGAAAACCGTAGATCAAATGTGGGCTGAGGCTGTTGCTAGATACAAGAGAGGTGAGAAACTATACTTGAATGAAGCTGGAAACAAGATAGCTAGAATAGAGCAAAGTAGCCATAGTGGTTATGACGAAAGAAAAGGAGTTATAGGTCAATTCCTTGATATAAAACTACCTAGGAACTGGGACAGTTTAGGTTTATACGAACGAAGAATATACTTTGATGACGAAGACAGAAAAGGTGACATTCAACGTGATATTGTATGTGTAGCTGAAATATGGTGTGAGTGTTTATGCAAAGAAAAGAATGAGATGACTAGATATAAAACCAGATCCGTAAATGATGTTATGAAATCAATGGAAGGTTGGACATTAATTAACAGCGTAAAGAAGTTTAGTCTTTACGGCACACAACGTTATTTTGTTAGAATCTAGAGTAGAAAGCTACCTAAGAAAGAAAGTCAAAGAAATTGGAGGTAGGTGCATTAAGCTTAGTGCTGAATTTGAAGGTGGAATACCTGATAGAATGTGCTTATTTCCTACTGGTTTAGTTATATTCGTGGAAGTAAAAGCTCCAGGTGAAAAGCCTAGAAAGCTACAACTCGTATATCATAGGAAACTACGCTATATGGGATTTGATGTTAGGGTGATTGATAACCACGATACAATAAAAAAATTCATAGATGAAGTCAAAGAAATTATTGCACGAGTATCAAGTAAATAATGTCAAGCATATTTTAGATAACCCTAGTTGCGGTTTGATCCTAGACATGGGATTAGGCAAAACTGTTATAACTCTAACAGCAATTCAACAACTCATGTATGAGGAGTTAGATATATCTAGGGTTTTAGTTGTAGCTCCTAAGAGAGTTGCAGAGAATGTTTGGTCTGATGAAATAGCAGAGTGGGAACATTTAAATCACCTTACTTATACTATTATCACAGGTACAGCTAATCAGAGAAAAGAAGCTCTAACTAAGAAATCAGATATATACTTAATAGGTAGAGATAACATTGCTTGGTTGTGTAGTCAATATGGTGGACTGTATTTGCCTTTTGACATGATTGTAATGGATGAGAGTAGTAGCTTTAAAAACCCTAAATCTATAAGGTTCAAAGCTTTAAAAAAGACAATCAGTTCATTCTCTAGGCGGGTTATATTGACGGGTACCCCATCCCCAAATGGTCTGTTGGACCTATGGAGCCAACTATACCTGTTAGATAAAGGCGAAAGGTTAGAAAAGACAATAAGTGATTACAGGCGGATATATTTTGAGCCTAATAAGCGTAACCAGCAAGTTATATTTTCTTACAAACTTAAGAAAGGAGCTGAGAAGATTATATCCAGTAAGATAAAAGATATATGTATAAGCATGCGTAAGGAAGACTACTTGAAACTACCTGATAGAATAGACAATTTTATAGATGTTAAAATGGATTTAGAGACACAGAGAAAGTATGACGAGTTTGAGAAAGAGCAAGTATTAGAGTTCTTCGGCAAAGATGAAAACGGAGATGATAAAGTTATAACAGCTATTAATGCGGCTGCTCTATCCAATAAACTTTTACAATATGCTAACGGAGCTGTATACGACGAGAATAAAGATTGGCACGCTGTTCATGACATGAAGTTAAAAGCTGTAGAAGAGATCATAGAGCAGAACAACGGAAAGCCTATTCTTATTGCGTGGACGTATAGGCATGATATGTACAGACTACACGAGAGATTGAAGAAATACAAGCCTAGAGATTTAAAAGAGACAAAAGACATTAAAGATTGGAATGACGGAAAAATACAAGTTCTTATGATGCATCCAGCTTCAGGTGGCCATGGTCTTAATCTCCAGAAAGGAGGTAGTACTATAATATGGTTCGGACAAACATGGTCACTTGAGCTGTATCAGCAGTTAAATGCTAGGCTTCATAGGCAAGGTCAAAAAGATATAACTATAGTTCACCATCTTATAGCTGTTAGGACGATAGACATGGATGTAAGAAATGCCATAACTAAAAAGTCTAGATCACAAGATGGATTAATTAATGCTGTAAAAGCTAGAATACAAAAGTATGCGGAATTTAGATAAACGCTATATGGAAATAGCTGAAATTTGGAGCCTCAATTCTTATGCTAAGAAATTGAAAGTAGGAGCTATAATAGTTAAAGACGGTTCTATAATATCTGACGGTTACAATGGTACTCCTTCAGGTTTTGATAACACATGTGAAGATTTTGAAGGTAATACCTATGCTCATGTTTTACACGCAGAAGCTAATGCTATAACCAAATTAGCTAAATCTACTAGATGTTCTGCAGGAGCTACTATTTATACCTTAGTGGTTCCATGTATTCAATGTGCTAAACTTATAATCCAATCCGGTATAATTAGAGTTGTATACAGAAAAGAGTATAGAAGCTCAGAAGGAGTTAAACTTCTAATTAAAGCTGGGGTAACATTAACTAAAATATGAAGTCATTTAAATTTGCGGGTCACAACTGTGTATTAGCTGAAGACCAAGAAGACTATGAAAGTTTATATATTTTCAAGCATAGAAACAACATATCGGTTCCATATAGCATGTGTTTTGAATTGACTGATAATGAATTAGCTCAACTCTATGAAACGTCAGGTATTACAGTTACGCAGTTAACCTTCAATGAAGATCTACAGCCTGTTACAATAGGCTTGATGGGACTTGAGGCTTGCGCTAGTGCAGGTGGAGTTGCTTTTGGTGAGCGTATAGATAGAACCAATCCAGTAACTTGGATCTTTAATTTAGATAAAAAGCAACTCAAAGAAATATTTAGAACTAAAAAGCTGTGGGTCAATCAGTATACAGCAGGTAAGGTGTTCTTACCTATTTCAGTTAACATAAAAAATTAAATCATGAAAGAACCTATTGCAGTATTATCTCCTAACATAAGAACATATTGGGAGTTTTTAAGGAATGAAGGCTTAAATAGAAAAACGCAAACAGACTATAGGTTAGTGAGAAATACTAACGACATAGAAGGTTATTACTTTAGTGCTATATTGAAATTACATGATTGGTATAAACTAGATAATGTCCATTTACTCATCGCTATACTTGAGGATAGAATCAAGTTAGCTAAAAAACTAAGAAGATGACTATTAAACTAAATAATAAAGAAGGATTTAGAATTTTTAAAGTAACTTTGCCTAAGTACACTATAATGGCAAAGTTATCTTTTATTGACAATGCTTTATACTCGAAGCATAAAAGCTATATAAATGAATATCTTAAAAGAAGCCAACCGTATTGTTAACGAACGGTCTGAAGAGAAGAAACGCCAGTATGGATCCTTCTCAGATAGCATGGATAGTATGCGAGACATATTTAATGCTATGACTGGCTATAAATTAACAACTGAAGATATGTTTATGGCTATGTTAGCCTTAAAGCTATCTAGGCAGAAGCACAGTCACAAAGAAGATAATCTCCTAGATGCTGTAGCATACATGGGAGCTTTAAATAACTATGCTAATAAAAAATGATTTATCAATTCAAACTGTACGTTGATATGCTTAGTAACATTAAATACCGAAAATGCTTTAGAACCTGTTATGATTGTAACCGCAATTGGCAAGAAAGCAAATCTATCTATACTCACTTAATCTATATTGATGGGAACGAGAATAGATTGATTTGTGATGATTGCGCAGAGGCTAGACACTAAATAAAATAAGGCTAGTAGGAAGCACAACCTACTAGCCTATTTTCAATTAAACACGAAGACTATGATTCTTTTTTCGCTGTTAGTTTAACTCCGCCTTTGAATAGGTCAAAAATCCCCATAGCTGTTAAAACTGATAGAGCAGCTGTTATCCCACCGGCTAGTCCCCAATATACAAATATAGCTATAATAGCAATTCCACCTGCTAGGACTACAAATACAAAGTTATTTACTTTCTTATCTATCTTGAAAGCTTTGGCAATGAACCCCCATAGCATTGTTAATAAAGCTATAAGGCCATTGTACCAATTCAAAATTAGATCTAAATCAGGCTTTTCGCCATCGAATACGTCTCCGTTTGGTACATCTATCTGAACAGATGTCTCAGTAGTAGGTGCTTCGCTATCTGCCACTGATTGTGAAAAAGCTGTGCATGAGAATATGCTCAAGCACGTGAATAATATTAAATTCTTTAGGAACTTCATGTTTATGAATTTTAATGTGAATAAATAATTAATTCTAATATACATAACAATAGACCTAAGGGGTCCAATTAAATTTTCCATAGGAATACATGGAATTAAAAAAAGGATTCCTTAGAACGCGAATAAAAGTCCACTATTAGGTACAAATAGTCGGTACCACTAGGGTTACTAGGAATGTGCTTCTCAAAAGCTTTGTAGCTGGATGTTTCTCCAACTTTGTGCTTTGTATTTTTCTCTGCATCAACCATTGTGCCTGATAAAACATTACATGTTTTAAAACAATCATGCCAATGAATGTTAAAGGATTTCAATGGAGGAACTATAGTTAAAAACCTACAATGCGTATTGCTGTGTAGAATATTAACGTTTACTACTCCTTCTATACTCCTAGTCTCATCTAAAGGCCAAGACTTAATCTTTTCAAATGAGATGAAATTATCCCATTTTAAGCTCAATATGAGATTTATGTCAGAGATTATTACTAAAGCATCTTTAATATTGCACATTGTTTAGCTTTTTAATTTTTTCGTAGCATTCTGGACAATGTTCTTTAAGCTGTTCCAATAGAGAATTTTGCTCTGCTATTGTCTGAGCATTCTGTATATCCTTTGGAACTTTCTCTATGATAAGCTTTTTTAACCTTTCTAACTCTTGGTAAAGCATAGCAGTGGATTTATTTTGGTCTCTTTTCCATTTTAAGTATGTCCCAACAAATCCCCCTAAACCCGTAATAATTACGGCGATTGCCTCCCAACTTTCTTTGATTGTTTGGATAACCTGTTGCATGGATTTATAATTTTGTAGATAGATAATAAAAGGTTTTTACTTTTTGCGCCGTAGTTTTACACGTGGTATAAATATGCTCGAATTGATGCTTTTTACATCGTAGTTGCTCGAATTGAATACCCTCGGATTAAGTGGGTTTTGATTCAAATTTATTTTATATTCAATATCGCCTATGTCCAGTTTTTTTATAGTTAGACCTCTTTCTGAATTAATCGAAATATTGTATTTCCTTGCGGCGTTGGCTGGTGTTATATCTTCTTTTATTCGCACGTTGCCCCCTGCTGTCTGGTCAATCACTACGTCAAAAGTATCTACTGTTTCAACAAAAAACTTGTATTCGCCAAGCCATTTGTTAAGGTGCTTTGCTTCTGCAAAATCTGAATAGCTAGTATCTGGATTGATTTTCTCGGGTAATTTCACTAATGTTTTTAGGCTCTTTTTTGCTCTTTCAAGTTCCTGTTCTAATTGCGAAATATTCAAATATTCGTTACCAATTAGCCTAAATAATTTATTTAGCGTTCTGGCAGAATCTTTGCCCGTTGCTTCCTGCTCCGATACGGGTTGAATATCTTCGCTTTGACTAATGATAAACAAAGTAGTATCAATCGGGTCTTTTATGACATCGTAATTTTGTGCGCTAAGACTTACTAAAATGAGTATGAATATATTTAAGAATAATAGCTTTTTCATGTTTATAAGTTTTTAATTTTAATGATTTATGATTTAACGACTTTTTTTTAATAACCTTTTTACTTCTTTTTGCAAAGCTTCAATCTGTATCTGCTGTCCTTTCATAGCTTCTATCAATAGAGCTACTACTTTATCGTAGTGTACTCCTTTATAGCCATCAACTGGATTAGTAAAAACTAACTCAGGAACTACTTTTTCTACCTCTTGTGCAATTAATCCTATTTGTCTACTCGCATCGTTGCTGTCTTTCCAACTATACTTTACACCTCTTAGGCGTTGTACCTTTTTGATTGGAGACTTGATTCTAGTTATGTTCTTTTTCAATCTTATGTCAGAAGTATTTGTAGTCAATGTTCCGTCACTTTCATAGTGCAAAGCCCCCGAACTTGTTCCCGAACCTATCGACCTAAATCGGGCGTTCCCGTTAACGTCTAGCTTTTCGCTTGGTGCGTCCGTTCCTATTCCCGTGTCACCGTCTGCCATGCAAATTAATCTAGTTACTCCGCCCGTCACTAGCCCGACTTCATCTGCGTCATATCGAACTAGACCAGTATCGCCATCCTGTAAAAAAGAATAGGCGGGGTTATTGTCTGCCGTCCCTCTTAAAGAAAATTGATACATTGCAAAACGGGCGCCTTGGGTAGATACTCCTACCCATCCAGCTACTTTGTTAGTATCATTTCTATAATAAGATAACTCCCTATTACCTCCCCACTCCATTTTCCAAGTCTCGTTGGATAGGTCACTTGAGCCAAACCCTATTCCGTTTCCTGCTGTTGGTAGACTAATACCCTCCCCACTTTTTACGATTAAATCCCCATTTACCGTTATTTCATCCGTAGCAAAATCACCCCCTATCAAGGGCGTTGAGGTACTAGAATTGTCTATATATAGCTTGTCGCTGCCTGTCTCGTTATACCCTGCTTGGTGTCCTATAAATACATTATCGCTACCTGTTATATTACTATAC